TGTATATTGCCGCTCTGTCAGTTGCACTATGGTTCTGTGTTGATGTGCTCGTGCCACAAGCAACGTACACGCTCGACCAGCAGGCGCACGTCGTCGCGGCGGTGTGCGCGGGCCTGGCCGGCTATCAGGCGCGCAAGTACACACTCGTCTTCTTTCGTCGCCAGCTAACTGATAGCCTGCGCGACAGCGATAGCAGTTATGCTACGAAGTCATTGGAGTACGAACATGGCGACGCAGTAAAACAACTTTCGATTGAGCGTGACGAGATGGAGGAGATGGTCAAGCAGTTGCAGTCGGAGGTGTCACGGCTGCAAGACCGCCCCGATATCCGAATCGTTCCGAGCAATCACGGCCAGGCGCGGGGTGTCGGGGTAAGTGGCCTGAAATTCAGCACGGACTTATTGAGCAAGTTTATCCTGGATGGATTCGGGGAGCGTGGTGTGGCGCGCGCAGAGTGGGTGGGTCAGCCGGCCATCGACAGACATGGCGACGCGATACGGCAACAGGACTGGACGAATCTTACTCATGCGTTTACGGAGGTTGGTTTGATTGTGGCTGGAAAGCCCGTCATGGATGCCCCTTCAGCGTTTGCCGCGGTGTTCAGAAGGTATCCCGATCCCCCTTCCCTGCTGAGCGACAACGGCGGTGAACCGGCCTAAAACCCGGAGTTTCACCAAACCAAACCGAACCAAACCGAGGAAATTGAGGAGTAGGGGGCTTTATGGTCAACCTGGGGGAGGGATAGAGTGAACCATGTCTTTAATCAACCAAGACCCTGAGCACTACCACGACATCCTGGAAAAGCGTCTTCAAGAAGCAACCCAAAATCTAAAGGCCGGAAAGTTCTGATGGATGAAGAGAATCTCCATCTCACAGATGGACGCGAGTGCTGGTGTCACCCGATCATTATCGTTGTTACTGGTGGGGAGGTCATCGTGCACAATCGTGCATCAAGCCTAATGTGCCCAGTCTGCCGGATGCCTGGTGGTGTGATGTTCAACCTGTTCAACCAGGTGATCCAGTGCCATCGGTGTGGGCATGTCGTGTACTGGCCGGAGGCGTCAGCGGAGGACGTGCAATGAGCCGCGGGGGATAGGACAAGGCCAACAGCATGACAGTTAAGAACGGAACCGACGAGCCGGGGCCAGAGCCACAAACACGGCCATTCCATTGCCAGGAGTGCGGCGCGCAGATAGGCCGGATAATCCGGCGAGACGGCGTAACCACTCTGCTGGTGTTCCGTGTAGCCAATCGCCCTGAATCGGTTGTGTGGGAAGGCTCAGGCAGCGGCGACGTGATGTGTTCTGAATGTCGAGAGGTAACTGAGTGGCACATGCCAGAGAACGCCCTGCGCGAGTTGCTTGAGCGCAGGCGGCGAATGTTGACAAGGCATAGTGAGTAGCGTTATAATGCTCACGTAGACAACTGAATTTTGCACGCATCTCCCGCGCCTGTCGTGGGAGCACCGCTCGGAGATTAGCGCCGACATTCCTTCAAGGAGTGTCGGCGCTTTTTATTTTCAGCGTACAGGGCGAACACACAGGTTCGCCCCAACAGGAGAACCATGACCGCCAGAGCCTTTACCATTGAAGTTGGACACCTCATCAACATCCTCGTCGCAATCGGCGCACTGCTTCAAGCGCTCGCAGGACTCAGTATTGTTCCGCCCAGCGTTGTGCCTTACGTGTTATTGGCGGTCGCGCTCATCAACGTTGTATTGCGTTTCCTTCGCGGCGAGCCGCTTGTGCCGTTCGCTCAACGCTGACACGCGGTACGTACCGCGCGCTTCCGGTGAGCCATGCAGATTGAACACCTCATCGCACTGTTAGGGTTGCTGCTGGGGTCCGGCGGCTTCGTCACTGCCATCGCCGCCTTGCGGACGGTCAACGGACAACGGCGTAAGCTGGAGGCGGAGACGCAGAAGGCAGAGGCTGAAGCGGAGGCTGCCGAGGGCGATGCCGCTGACAGCATCTCGCAGGCCGCACAGCGCGTCATCGGCCTGTCCAGCGAGAAGGTCGAGGAGCTGCTCCGGGATAACGTCTCGCTCAAGGCGGATCGGCGGGGATTAGAGCAACGGATTGACGTGCTCATCGAGCGCGTCAAAGGCTGCGAGGCGTACAAGGTCGCGGCTGAATTTAAGTTCAGCGAATTGAACCAGGACGTCCGCGACCTGACGCAGGCCATGGCCGACCTCCGGCACGAGAAGGACGAACTTGAGCGCAGGCTCAACAACAAGATTGCCGATCTGGAAAAACAGAACGGTGAGCTAAACGCGCAGGTGCAGGGATTCCGAGCGCTGGCGATTCGCCTGCACGCAGAGATTGAGGAACTTCGAAAGGATCTCAAGGAGCGCGTTGATCGCATATCGTACCTAGAACAGAAACTCGTTGAGCGCGATCTGGCGCGCGATGACCTACAAACAGAAGTCTCGAAACTGAGGGCGAAGATCTCGATCATCGAAGAGGCGGTGTCGAACGGTAAGAGCAACGGCCCGCCGACCGAGCTGCAGGCAGGCGGCGCGGCGCACGGGGAGTCAAGCGGCTGATGCCGGCGGCTCGCACCTTAACAAACGAATCAGGATGTGGCGTGGCAAGGCTCGACATGGCCAGGCATGGCATGGCACGGCCAGGCAGGGCAAGGCGCGGCAGGGCAAGGCGCGGCAGGGCAGGGCAAGGCATGGGGGGGGGATACCCGCACTCATCGCACGGGTGGGCGCGGGGGGGCAAGGCAGGACGTGGCAAGGCATGGATTTAACACACACAAGGAGCGAGACACATGAGGAAGGCGAAACCATTGCAGGCATCAGAGCAGCGTGAATTTAAGCGGGTGGTAGTCATCTCCGACTTTCACTGCGGGCACGCGGTCGGACTCACTCACCCGGATTTCAATCCGAAGTACTCCGACGGCTCGCGGGCGGCAGAGGCCAGCGTCATGCGTTCGGTGTACTGGAGCCTGTACGCCGGGACACTCGGCGAGCTTAAGCCGATTGACGTGCTGGTCGTGAACGGCGATTGCATCGATGGAAAGGGTGAGGCGTCGGGCGGCACAGAGTTGTTGACCGCTAATCGAAATGAGCAGGTCGAGATGGCGACCGCTGCCATTCTCGAAGCCGAAGCCAAGACCATCGTCATGGCCTACGGCACGGCCTATCACACTGGCAAGAGCGAGGACTTTGAAGACCAGATCGCCAGAGCGGTGAACGCCGCGAAGATCGGGTCGCACGATTGGATCGATGTGAACGGCCTTGTCTTTGATTACAAGCATCACATCGCCGGCTCACAGATTCCACACGGCAGACACACCGCTGCCGCGCGTGACCGTCTGTGGAATCTTATGTGGTCAGAGTTTGGAGAATACCCGAAGGCCGACGTGATTGTCCGGTCGCACGTGCATTACTTCGACTATGTAGGCGGGTCGAACTGGGTAGCACTGACGACACCGGCCCTGCAGGGGTACGGCACGAAATATGGCAAGCGGCGCATGAGCGGAACGGTGGACTTTGGCCTCCTGTCGTTTGATGTGTGGTCGAAGTCTAAATTCGGATGGAAGGCACACGTATGGAAAGACGTGAGATTTGGTTCGAGCGCATTGAAGGTGTGATTCACCTTCCGTCCGACGAAGAACTGACACGAATCTTCGCCACGTGCGATAGTGAGCGGCGAGAGCGGGAGGCGATTGACCCGGCCTCTCTCATCTCGATGAACACCCAACGGGTCACACCCACACAAGGAGCGAAGCGAGATGGCGTACCAAGAATTGAGGTTCAGGATTACCGGCGTATCACCCCTTCTGCACCACAACGGGCAGCTGGCTGATCCGCTGAACGAGCTCGCGCGGGCGCTGAAAGCAGTAACCGGTAAGCGCGTCAAAACCGATTCGGATTACGAGGAAATGGCACGGCTCGAGTGGTACGGTAGTCTGTACTTGAAAGACGGCAAGCCGTGCATCCCCGGCATGGTCATTGAGGCAATGCTGGTTGAGGCATCCAGGCGTAACAAGCGCGGCAAGCAGGCGCAAGCGGGCATCTTCGTGTCCGATGACGCGCTACTGGAATACGACGGGTCAACCGACCTTGAGGAGTTGTGGAAGAACAAAGACTATCGTCTGACAGTCGGCGTCAAGGTGAAGCAGTCGCGCGTAATGCGGACGCGTCCGAAGTTCGACAAGTGGGCAGCCTTCGTCTCCATCATGTTTGACGATGGATTGATGAACGCGAGCGAGATTGCACAAGCGATAAGAGTCGCCGGCGAGGTTGTCGGTCTGAACGACTGGCGCCCGAAGTTCGGCAGATTCAAGGTTGAGCAGGTGAGTTAGGCGGGGCGTGGCTCGGCATGGCGTTGCTGGGCCGGGCGCGGCAAGGACAGGCACGGCATGGCAGGACATGGCGAGGATACCGCACTCATTGCGCGGCGCGGCCGGGCAGTGTGTGCTTGGCTGGGCAAGGGGTCGGGCTGTCGCGCTCCGACAGCCCGACCGAGGCAGATAGCACGGCGCGGCATGGCGCGGCCGGGCGCGGCATGGCTAGGCGTGGCGTGGCCAGGCGAGGCGGGGCAAGGCATGGATATATATTACCGCACTCATCGCTCGGCGGGGCATGGCATGACAGTGCTCGGCAGGGCAGGGCATGGCGAGGCAGGGCAAGGGTAAGACAAATGATTGACATTGAACAACTCAAAGACAAACTGGAATCCTGGCGAAAGCGCCTGGCCGCTCGCGTGGCCGACATCGCTGGCATGGAGCAGGACGGCATCGAGATAGTCGGCCTGCTCGATGAGGCGATTAAGACGCTGACGCCAGGCGAGGGCGGTGCATCACCGCTGTTTGCGTGGCCGGCGGACTTCAAGGTTATCACGCAAGGCTGGGGCCAACGGTCTGATCTCTACAAGAAATTTAACATGCGGGGCATCACACATCCGCCACACGACGGCCACGAGGGCATCGACATTCGCACTGGCACGCACGGCCGTATCTATTGCATCGCGCCGGGCACGGTGTACGAGATTGCCGATCGCGGGAACTACGGGTATCACATCCGTGTCGAGCATCAACTATCCAACGGCCTTCGCCTGCGTTCCATCTATGCGCACATGGCGCGTGGCACGGCGATGATTAAGTCAGGCGACCGGGTGACGCCGGGCATGATGCTCGGCTACAGTGGCCGGACCGGGAATATCGACGGTGAGCATCTGCACCTGAGCGTGTACCAGTTGATTGACGGCAAGTGGTTGTTGGTTGATCCGATGCTCTTTCTCAAAGAGCCATTCGAGGCGGCGTAAGGTGTGGCTGCGCAGGCTTGTTGAGTGGATTATATCCATCGTTCTGAGATTGATGAGGCCGGCCAGGTGAACGGTGTCCAAGTGGCGAGAGCGCAGGTTGAGCACGGCGTACATCATGGCGCGGCAGCGGTCGTGCGAGTTGAACAGGCGGGCGGGGTATGTGTCGGCACGCCTGATCCGCAGGCGCCTGCGTCGGCGCATAGCGGAACGGATGAGGCGGTTTTACTAACCGATTCAGGCGCGCGCCTGCTGGCGCTGTCGATTCTGAAGCGAGCACGGCAGGATATGCTTCAGTATTGCAGCGTTCGCCGTGAAGATGTGCATCACAAACAAAGCGGCGTGACGCGCGAGGCGGTCCGGCTCGAGACCGGGTTTGATTCTGTACAGGATGATGTACATGAATTTGTGTATTCGGAATGGTTCGTCGCTCTGACCGACTGTGTCAATGTCGATGCGGTTGCGGCGCGGCGTGCTGTGCTACTGAATACACCGGTAGATGGGTAAAGCATGCAATTCAACGAAAACAGCAAGCGCCGTGTCTACGGCGTAGACCTGGACGGCACTCTCACAAATGGAGAGGCGTTCTGGGAGAGTGAGCCAACACCTAACAAGGATGCTGTTCGCTCTTTGCGAGAATTGTACAAGACCGGGAACATCATCATTATCTGGACGGCTCGGCAGTGGGAATTTGCGCCTGAAACGGTGGGGTGGCTCATTAAGAATCGAATTCCCTTTCACGGAATTTATATGGCGAAGGGTGGCTCTGATTACTACATTGATGACAAGAACATGAACGTTTTGGATTTTGTGTTAGCGCATCCGATCACACCGAAAGAGACAGAGCATGAGAATCCATCGCCCGTTGCCGACGGCGAGTGACTCGGCGCTGCGGCTGGATATTCTCAGCAGCAGTGTAACACCGCCATTGTGGAGATAGCAAATGCCGGATGGTATGAGCAAACCAGCAGTGGCTACGATCCGCCACCTGTTGTCGATGGTGAATGACACAGCGGTACGCCAGGTCCGCGTTGAGCGGCTGCTGTTTGATGGTACACGGACGACGGAGTATCTAGACGCTCTCAGCGCAGCCGTTGAGGCGATTGCGGGTGAGGCGAACGGGCGAACGGTAAGGCAACTGCGAATCGTGTGGGATAGTGTGTTGGACGAATGGACGCGAAGCGCGTGAGAGGATAAGGATATGAGCAAAATCGGAGTGCACATTGTTATCGGCCCGCGAACTGGATACGGCGAATTTCTGCGCCGCATCGCTCCGACGATTCAGCCGTCATCGCCGCTCGTGGTGAAATGCGTCGGTGACTTCGGCGCGGCTCTGGAAGCGAAGCAGATTATCGGCAACGACCGCGTACTAGCCATCGGTCGCAAGGCGGGCGAAGGCTGGGAAGGTCTGGACGTTCACGCGGAAGGCGGAACGCCACCCGCAACCATCGCCGCTGCACATTTCGCGCAGGTCTATGAGCCGGCCGTCAAAGCCAATCCGCACATTGACATCTGGGAGCCGTGCAACGAGTGGAGCGCGCACTGGTCATGGCAGGCGGATTTCTACATTGCGCTTGCGCCGCATTTCGAGGCGCGCGGCAAGCGCATCGGCATGTACGCCTTTTCGACAGGCAATCCACCCGCCGAGGCACACACCGCCATCGCTCGCGCCTGCGCCGCGCTGAAGTCAAAAGGCCACATCCTTACATCGCACGAGTACGGCGGCGTCGGCGTCAGTATCCCGACGCTGCGCGATACGCAACCATTCCACGCGCTGCGATACCGCAGCCTGTACGCCACGCTCAAAGCACAAAACGCCGTGGTTCCGCTCGTCATCTCCGAGACCGGTCAGAACGCCGGCTTCGAGTTCATCGGCGTTGAACCGTTCATCAATGATTTTTCTTGGTACGATGCTGAGCTGAGCAAAGACGCCTACGTCATTGGCGCAACCGCCTGGACTCTCGGCAATTGGGCGCAGGCGAATTTCCAAGAGGCACTGCCCGCGCTGGCGGACTACATCGCTACGCATCCTACGCCGCTGCCAACGGTCGAGGAGCCGCCGCCTGAACCGGCGCTTAGTCGCGGCACACCTCGCACTCAGTACATGCGCATCTACAACGTCATTCCACCGACCGCAACGCTAGAAGAGGCGACACACATCTTTCAAGCCGCCTGGAAGCGCAGCCGCGAGACGGTCGGCGGCTCGTATGATGATGCTGGCGTTGGCGATTTGGATGTCCGGGTTGCCGTGCTTCATGGCATTCCCGAAGCGCAGCGACAGACGTTCATTGAGTGGTTCGCTGAGCACTATCCGGGAGTGAGTGTGGAGTTCGCGTGACCGAACGGGAGTGGCTCAACGAGATTCACGGCGCGCTGGCTATGCTGGTGAGCGTGGCGCGCGCCGAAGCGACGATGAACCCTCAACTTGAGGTGACTTACCGCGCGCTTCGCCAGATGCAGTTGGCGACGAAGCGGCGGATGGAAACACTGAAAGTCGAGACAGATGAGACAGACGAGGTGAAAGCATGGCCTATACCGGATTCAGTAAGTTATCCGCGCAGTTGAAGGGGCGCGGCATCCAGAACCCCGGCGCGCTCGCTGCGTCCATCGGGCGCAAGAAGTATGGGAAGAAGAAATTTCAACAGGCGGCAGCGCGTGGCGAGTCACTGCGTGGTGCGCGTCCTGCGAAGGGCGGGCCGCCGGCGTATCAGGGCAAGAAACGCAAGGGGCCACCTGCGTATCGAGGTAAGTAGGTAGCGATGGCAAACGGCAACGGCGGTAAGGTCGGTAATGGCGGGGCGAAGTTCAAGCCAGAACGTGCGGCGACCATCTTAGTCGAAGCGGCGTTCACGAGTGATGAGCAGGCGGCGAAGCGCTGGGACGTTTCGGTGCGGTCGCTGCTGAACTGGCGCAACCGGCTCGACGATGATCTAGAATTTGCCGCCATCTTCCACCATAAAAAGGATGTGTTCGAGGCGAACTGGTCGCTCGACCTGTTGCCAGCGATGTACTCCGCGATTGATTATCTCAAGCGCGCCTCGACGCAAGACACCTACTCACCGGAGTACATTCACGCCGTCGCCGGCGGACTCAAGATTCTATCCGATGTTCGGGTGACGAAGGAAGTGATTGATGCTCGATTTGCTGGACTCCGTAGACCGGCGGACGAGACGGCTGGAGAAGTGGATACCGAAGACGCCGGCGGTGAAGTCGGGCGTGTCCATCCCATTGCCAAGCACACATCCCGGACAGGATGAGGTTCTGGCGTCACCTGCGCGCTTCTTAGTGCTGAACTGTGGCCGGCGCTGGCGCAAGAGCACGACGGCATTGATTCAGTTGGTGAGGAAGGCGGAGAAGAAGAGGGGCCTGTACTGGTGGATATGGCCGAACTTCACGGTGGGCGAGACCGGTTGGAGTATGTTACGGTCAACGTGTTTTGGTCATGCAGAGTTAAGCGAGTTTCGCCGGCGTGCTGTTCTATCCAATCGGTCAGAGATCTGGGTGAAGTCGGCAGACAATGAGGATTCGCTACGCGCGGCTGGTCTCGACGGTGCGGTGTTCGATGAGTGCCGCGACATCAAGGAGAGGGTTTGGTCAGAGGTTGTACGTCCGGCACTCGTTGACCGCGGCGGGTGGGCGATGTTTCCCAGCACGCCGCGCGGACACAACTGGTTTTACAAACTGTACTGTTACGGCGAGGCTGCACCTGATTGGCAGTGCTGGACACAGACGGCCTACGACAACCCGGACATCGACCCGACAGAGATTGATTCGGCGCGATTGGTGATGAGTGAAGCGGAGTTTGACCAGGAGTTCCTTGCGAAGTTCCTCGCCGGCGCGGGCGTGGCGTTCCCGGAGTTCAACGAAGACCGCCATGTGATCGCGACCGTTGAACTGCCGACGCACTGGCCGGCGCTACGGGGCGTGGACTGGGGACGCGACAAGCCATTCGCCTGCGTGTGGGTGCGCATAGACCCGGACACCGGGCGCGTGTACGTCGTGCGCGAGGCTTACGAAACGGGGATGACCGACCGGCAGCAGGCACGGCTCATCTTAGAGAACACGCCGCCGATGGAGAAGATCAACATCACCTACGCAGACCCGTCTATGTGGACGAAGAAGACGTATGAGAACAAGACCTTCTCGACATCGGACGAGTACCGCGCCGAGGGCCTGCCACTGACGAAGGCGGACAACAACCGGGCGATGCGCAAGCGGAAATATCACACGCTGCTGGCGAACCTACCCGATGGCAAGCCGGGATTGCAGGTATTCAAGACCTGCCCGAACTTCATTCGCACTATCAAGGAGTTGCCGGTTGACCCGCACAATGTTGAGGACGTGGATACGAATGCCGAGGATCACCTGTACGACGCCGGCGGCTATGTGTTTGTGTCCATCCGGGCGCGACCCGCGCCGGTCAAGACGCAGACTATTCTAATCACCGACCCGCTGGCGAAGCACATCGGCATCACTGGATCTCCGGTGAGAAGCAAGGACTTGTAACGTGGCTCTTGATTACCAGGACATCAAACACTACGCCTCGCGCCTCGTCGCGCGCTATTCGGGGCGTGACGCGATGTTTGAGGACATCCGGCGCATGTTCCACATCGAGTGGCAGGAGCATCCGAAGTCGGACTGGATAAAGGCAACCATGTCGCCGACGGCGTACAACGCGGCTATCGGCGCGATACGGCTACTGACAGCAGCCGAGCCGCAACTGTCCGTTCCGTTTGACGAGACCGACGACTCCTCGCGCGCGACCAGCGATCGCATAGAGACGGCGGCAAAAGCGATGTGGAACGGCAGCGGGCGCATTGGGCTAAGGCCGGTGCATTACGAGGTTGTCTTTAGTGCTGTCCTGTTCGGCGAGGTGTGCGCCTCGGTGACGAAAACCGCTGACCTGCTACGGTACGCGGAGGAGTCGGGCGACAAGGCGAGCGCGGCGCGAATGAAGCGCATTGCTGAGGAGACGCCGTACCTGTTCAAGGTGTACAACCCGCAGACGTGCTACCCCGACTTCGATTCGTTCGGCCTGCGCGCATTTCTGCGCCGGACGCGGACGACGTGGGGCGAGGTGATGGATTCCTGGGGCAAGCGGGCGATGGAGGCTGAACCCGGCGCACACGAGAAGGATGAACAGGTTGTTGTAAATGACTGGTGGGACTGGGAGCATCGCTGTGTGTGGGTAGACAGGGGCGGCGTCATGCCGACGCCGTCGGGCGGAGGGCCGATCAGTCTGATCGGCGGGGGCAAGCCTATCCTGTTCGAGCCGCACGGCCTGTCGTTCCTGCCCATCATCGCGCAATTGGCGGAAGGCTCGTTCATGTTCGACAGGCCGGAGCATCAGCGCCAGCCGCTGTTGTATGCGCTGCACCAGTCGGGGTTGTGGAAGCGCGAGAACCTGACGCTCACGGTTCTTTACTCGCTCATCTTCGCGTTGGGTAGCAACCCGCTTCTGAAACGCAAGACGAAGAACCCCGGCTCTCCGCTCATCATTGACCGCAGTATGCCGGCCGGCGTGGTGGATGTAGAGCCAGATGAGGATATCGTTCCGTTCATCGAAAAGATATTCGACCCGTCGCTTCTCACTGGCCTTGACCTGGCGCAGCGGTTGAACGCCGAGAGCACGATACCTAAGCAGGCGCTGGGTGGGGTGCCTATGGCGGGAATGTCGTTCTCGGCTATCAGCCTGCTTGCACAGGCGGGCCGGCTACCACTCACTGCTCCCAAGCAGTTAGGCGCACAGGCTATCTCGAACATGCTCATCGCCGCGCTACGTTGGTTCAAGCAGGATGGCAGCAAGGAGAAGTTCTACAAGCGGAGTGGTTACGTGGAGCTAGACCCGGATGAGATACCGGAGCGCGTTGTGATTGAGTGCACTCTGGAACCAGACCTGCCGCAGGATAGGCTACAGCAGTTGAACGCGGCATCACTGGCTATCAATCTCCGGCTGGCGCCGAAGCGGTGGGTGCGTGAGAACTTCCTGAGCATCGGGCAATCCGGCAACATTGATAAGGAGATCTGGATGGAGCAGCGGCTTGACGCCGAATTGCAATCCGTCATCCAGAAGTTGCAGGCAGAGCAGCAGTTGGAGATCCAGGCGATGGCGGCGCAGCAGCAGGCGGCCATGCAGCAGATGCAACAGGCTCAGGCGCAGGCGCAGGCGCAGGCACAGGCTCCGGCAGGTGGTGCTGTTCCGCCACAGGCTGAAGGCGCGCCGGTAGAGGGTGAGGGTATGAGCGAAGAAGAGATGGCAATGGCGCAAGCGCAGGCTCAGGCGCAGTCAGCCGGCGAGACCGGTGCGTATCCACCAGGCGGACAGGTCGGGCCGGGCGCGCCGCTTAATTCGCCGTTGCCTCCACGGTGGCAGGCGGGGTAACTACTATGTCATCTCCAAGCGAACTTGCATTTAAGCCACTTGGCGCGCACTCTAGCGGATTAGACGTTAGCAGCGCAGTGACGTTGAGTGTGCCGAGCGGCGCGACCCAGCTTCTCATCCAGGTGTTTACGCAGAATCTACGGATCACGCTGGACGGCACGACGCCGACGAGTACCACCGGGTTTCAGATTAAGGCCGGCGACCCGCCAATTATCATCCCGGTGTCTTGGCCTATCACTGTCAAGGTGATTCAGGAGGCAGCAACCGCGAGTCTGCAATACCAGTTTGGAGGCTTCGCGTAGTTGCGGAGGTTTCGCGTGATAGAAAAACTTAGACAGTTGCGCAGGCGTCTTGAGGGATGGTGGATTCTATTCCAGGTGGAGAAGCTCCACACGAAGAAGTGGGGAAGACAACCTGATGGAGATGCAATCATGCGGGCGACCGACGCGCAACCCGACGCCAAGATGATAACCAAGATGCCGGTAAAGACATCTATCCAGGTTCGGGTGTGGCGCGAGTCAACTCACGAGTGGGAGGACTACGGCGTGGTCAGTAGCACAGATAAAAGGGTCACGCTGGATGAGTGGAACAGGATGCGCGAAATACTGAACAGGGCCATTGGGGACGATCCCCATTGGTCGTCGTCGCAGATGATTAGCGACTGGAAGTAGAGACACAGGGGTAGAAAATGGCAACAGTGCTTACGAACGGCGGGGAAGATTGGGCTTGCAGGTGCATGGCCCAAACCGATACAGACGACGCGCACTTCATTGACTGGGGCACGGGAGCGGGCACAGCGGCCAAGACTGATACCGACGTGTTCACCGTGGGCGGCGAGGCGCGTGCGGTAGGCACCGTGAGCGTGACGGGTTCCGGGGCAGCGGCCAAGTATCAGGTTGTCGGAACGATGACGGCCAGCGCCGGTAAGACCATCACGAACGCGGGCAACTTTGAGTTGTCTACCGGCGCGAACATCGTTGTTCACGGCGACTTCACGGGGATCGTGTTGGCTACCAACGACCGCATTGAGTTCACGATTACGATAGACCCGTCGTGAGGTGTGAATGGCTCTACCTGTTTATCGTTCGTCGGGCGCAAGAGGCGCGAGTACTACTAGCTTGACGGTTGCCGCGCCGTCCGATCACGTTACGAACGACATCGAACTTTTGCAAATTGAGTCTGCCGACGATGGAGCCGTAACGCTTTCGACCGCGAACGGGTTCACGCAGATTACCGGCTCGCCCGTATCGGCAGCCAACGCCGACCTTCTGATCGCGACACGGCTAACGTGCTTTTGGCGCAGGTGGGATGGAGCAGCCGGGAATCCAGTCATCAACGATGACGTTATCAATCACGTTTTCGCGCAAATACATGCTTTCTCCGGCTGTATCACGACGGGCGATCCGTGGAACATCACGGTCGCCTCGTCAGAGACAGTCGAGGACACTACTGGTTCTATTACCGGCGGAACGACTACCGTTGACGATTGCCTTATTGCTCTGCTCGCGGTAAGTGCAAAGCCGGACGCCGCCGATGGGCAGCGCTACAGCGGGCAGACGAACGCCGACCTTGCCAGCCTGACTGAGCGCCAGGACGGCTCGACCAATACCGGAAACGGCGGCGCGATGTCGCTGACGACTGGCGGGAAGGCGTCTGCTGGCGCTTTCGGGGCCACGACATACACGCATACGGTGGTGACATACAAGGCACATCTAGCGGTTGCTCTCAAGGGCGTGTCAGCAACTACGTTCTTCCAGACCATAGCCGCTACGTCAGCCTTCACTCCGGCGTTGACTGCATCTAAGATCAAAGTGGTTGCCCTGGCGGCCACATCGACGTTTACGCCGGCGATGACTGAGGTTCTGATTCACGTGGTGACGATGGCAGTGACATCGACCTTCACGCCAACACTAACCAGGATCGTGACGTACCTGAGAACGCTTGCGGTGGCATCGACCTTCACGCCAACACTGACCAGAGTGGTGACGTACCTGAGAACACTTGCGGTGACAT